GAGCGCGCCGCTGATCTTTAACGGATCAAGCCTGCGCCGCGCAACCACCGACGAAATCAAGTGCGGAAGAGTAATGGCCTACGTCAACGGACGTATCTGGTACGCTCTTGCAAATGGATTCTCATTCAGAGCAACCGACATTGTTTATGGAGATGGCACGCGAGCCAGTGTTCTCAAAGAAACTGAGAACACCTTCCTCAACGAAGGCGGAGACTTTGCGGTTCCGTCGGATTCAGGAGGAATCACAGCAATGGCCGTCCCCGGCGATCCAGATACGTCGCTTGGTCAGGGGCCGCTCCTAGTTTTTACTCCTCGATACGTCTTCTCGGTTCAAGCTCCTGTTGATCGTAATACATGGAAGAACCTTGTCCACCTGCGGCAGGAGCAACCGATTGCTGCTGTTGACCAAACGGTGTAAATGATAGGCTGTACTTACCAACAAGCTCATTGGCCAACTTTACCTGCTCACGGGTAATTTTGTACCTCGTCTTAAATTGATCGACCGTGTTGTACAAATCCTCACCTGCAAATGTGGCAAAGTTGTTCACGTCATTGACAAAGTTGTTGCTCTTGATATCGCCGATTGCAGCCTTAAGCCTTGTTCCTTCTGATTGTGTAACAGCTTTTCCTGACGTCGCAAACGCTTCGTCGTTGAAGGTCTTTTGAAACCTCTGAAGCAGCGAGTATGCGTTACGCTCCTCTTCAGTCTTCGCTGTCTTCGCTCTCCTAAGAAGTTCTTCAAGATTTCCGTCAATGATGCCGACGTAGTTCTGAATTTTATTTTTTCCGTACGTCTTCTCAAATTTGTTCAACTCATCAATGAGTTTTGCCGATTTTTGAGCCGTAGAATAGTCTCCGCTTATAACCTTTCCGTCGTCACCAGAAGGATACTTCCAATCGCTTTGCATCACATTGTTTTTGATTCCTGAAGCAGTACGAGCATCTGGTGTTCCAAACAGCTCTTGCCAATCCGCCACGGCATCATTTGCAACGGTCATTTTCATGCTATCGGAAGGATTGATACGCCCTGCTCGACGAGCCTCAACATTAGCGCGAGCAGTTTTGATTCTTTCAGGAAGAGGAATGGTTTTTTCTAACAGATAAACCTCTTCGGACATTTCTGTGCCGAGGTCTTTGATGGTCCGCCTTTCCTTCATCTGCTCTCTGATGACAGGAAGATTAGTCCGATAAACCTCTTCATTAATTTGCCCAGTCTGTGGGTCAAAAACATCAATGCCTTGGTTCGTCATTTCTTCGACGCTATCTGCTCTAAGTTTGTCGAACTGTTCGCGAGACTTGATGATTTTAGCTCGCGGAGAATACTGCTGAAGACCTTGATACGCTTGAGTTGCCTGCTGGTTAAAAACCTTTGACCTGAAACGTGGCAGCGCAGGCATTGGAGATTTCAGCTCAGGATCGTTGAAATAGGTTCCAACATTCTCGTTGAACTTCTGAAACGTATCATACTCAGCAGTCTGAGCCTCTTGCTCCGACAACGCCTGAGCATAAGCATTTTCCTGAATCTTGTTCTGAAGCTCCGCGCCTCGCGTATCGATTATGGATCTTGCCGCGCTTCTTTTCATCTCGTTCAGTAGACGAGACTGCGTCTGTGCGCGGTCGTATAGGTTTGCGCCTAGCTGAAATGCTTGAAGAGTTTCGTCAGCCATAAATTTTACCAGTTAGAAGGATCGTTTGGCCCTCCGATGTTTCCCGGTGGAGTCGAATAAATTTCAGGATCGTTCTGGGGGTTATAACCCGATCCAATAAACGATCTTCCGGTGGGTTCATAAGATTTCATCATTGCCGAGGACAAGCCTTGCTGCATCTTCGCCCCGCCGTACAGTCCGCCAGCTTGAGAAACGGCGCTTCCAACCGCTGCCAGACGAGGATCAGCCATTGCGTTTGCCTGAGCAGACGCGAAGTCGCGTCCATACTGAGCAGATTGCTGCTGTTGCATAAATCCGATTCGTTGACCGGGCGTGACGAACATACTGCTCACGGAAAACGGCTGCGCCATTCCGAACATCCGCTGCTGCTGGATGAAGTTCTGGGCTTGATTAAGACCTTGATTTTGAATCTGCATCGATGTCAGGCCAAAGTCGCGAGCGGACAAGTTCCTGCCCATTCCGGTTCCACCGCCAAATCCTCCACCAAGCGCACGTCCGGCAGCAGATCGTTGAAGCTGAGATTGAACGTCTTGCGAAACCTCCCCTCGCAAAGCAGCGCCAATATTTGTTCCGGCTTGAGAAATCAGTTGGTCATAACCGGGAATTTCACGACGAAGCTGCGCTTCAAGCTGTGACTGCTCAGCAGCGGTCGTCTTTTGAGCCAGATCGGTGGCAGACTGAAGTGACGCAATATTTTGGCCAATCGCCTTTCTTTGCTCACCTTCAAAATCAATTGGCTTCAGCTCTGGAACTTTTACCTTTTTTCCAGCGCTGAGTAATCCGCCAAGCAAGCTTGAACCACCAACAATTGCTGCACCACCTAGAATAGCTCCCATAAATTAAAAAACCTCCTTCACAAGACGGTTGCCGTTCTCAATCGAGAACACCTTTTCAGGTTCGTGACGTTGGATGTTCATGGTGACAAGTCGAACGGCCTTTTCCTCAGGAAAAGCTCGCTCGTTATGGAAACAATGAACCCATATCCGACGCAAAGTATCCACCTTAAAAAGTTCTCCCTCTCCGATTGTCATCACGCTGTGCGACGCTGCCCATTTGTCAGCGTACTCGCGAAGCATCTGGACTGAAGGCAGATGAACCTCGTAACCGAATCGCTCGGTGCATTCTTTGGCCGACGACTCCGCGTCCTTCTTGACGTACACCTTGACCGAGTCATGCACGATAGCTTTCGGAAGATATCCGTAGGTCGAGCAATCGGCGACGTACCTGTAACGGTTCCGGTAATCTTCAATCGACTTCTGCCAGTTTGAGTCGGTCGCACCCTGCTCATGTAGGCCAATGCAATCGCCTTCCAACGAGAAAAGGACCGACATGAATGCCGATCCGAATCGTGGCAACCCGCAGATTTGAAAGAGTTTACCGTTCATTTTTCATGCACAAAGATGTCCAAGCCGCTGTTCGAGCTAACACGAAGATGGCCGACTCTGAACCGTGAATCATTCCCAGTTCGTTGCAAATCACTGCGCTGTAAAGAGCCGCATTTGGGTGAACGTCTTTTCCGACTTGTTTCATCCAGCCATGAAGCTGATTGATGCGGTCGTTTGCCTTCTTGAAGTCCACCTCAATAATCTCGCGCACTCGACTCCACGCTGGGTCAATGCTGTCCTTAAAGAATGAGTTCCCGAAACCGGGAATCTTCATGCCAGACAATATGGCCGACTTCAAAGATCGCTCGTCGAATTTCTCGTAAACGAATCGAGCAGGACCAATCGGACCGTGAGCATCTCCAAGCGTAAGGATAGCGGAAGCAATTGCATTGGTTAGCTGCGCGCTACCAAAGAAAGCGTTCACCGCAGCGCCGGAACTGGCGTTCTGATTGTTCCGAGCCGCCATGTCGTGCGCGTCAAAGACAGACTGAAGCAGCTCCAATTTCTTTGGAGTCACTTCTTCCAGCACAAAGTCGATGTTGAGCTTTAGAACCATTGGGAGAATCCACCGCCGTTTAGTCCGACTCCGACCATACGGATCGTAGCAACCGCATCGCCTAGGTACTGCATGGTCTGCTCTTGCACAGCCTGAACAGCCTTTGCTTCGTAGGCCACTGCTTCCTGAATCAAATCGTTCTCCTCCTTGCGAATCGCCATGACCATCAGCTTGATGGCATCGGGACTCGGCGGAATAAGGTAGTCATTGACGCTCGTCGCGTTGATATGGCGCATTTTCGCCATGACCGTCACCGGCTTATCCTCGTCGTTGTTACAACGATCCGTCAGGTAACTGCGGCGGTACTGCGGCAAAGTTTCATCAGGGTCGTAAACTGCCAGATCAAGCTCCAGCAAAGTCGTCGCATTGTACTCGTACAACCGGCTCGACGTGTTGGTTGCCTGACGAATGACGCCGGTCAGCGATATGAACTTCTTGGTCGATTGAACGTACGGAAGAGCAAGTGTCAGCTTCTCGCCGTCGATCCATACGCCGCCAGATAGCGTGCGAATCCATTGCCCGTTCTGATCGACGCCTTGCAGCGTGATGGTCTTGCCAACGTCAGAAGCGTCACCGGGATAGACTCGGATGAAGCTATTCGTCCCACCGGACATGTCGCGGTAAGAAACTACGGTGCCACGATCCACAAGCTGCTTGCCGACGCACCCGCCATTGTTCTCTCCAAGCAGTCCGTATCCGCTTTCTTGAAACTCGAACCATTGATTGCGAACCGTTCCGACGCCGCAGCAATCGGCTACCGACTCGATGGTTTCGATGTGACGCGGCCAAGTGATGCACCCTCCAACCGTGTGGATGGTGAAACGTCCGTACGCGCCTGCCCACAACCCCTTGTGCAGAAGCCGTCGGCACGCCTGATTGATGTAGTCGTAAACGCGAGGGTCATCGACGCAGACGCCGACTACACGGGCAATTGTCGAGCGAATGTCCTGAACGATTAGCTTCATTTGACGTAATAGATTCGGGTCGTTCGCTTGATGAAGTAAACACCGTAGAACGGCGGCAGGTTGTTGTGAGAAAGACCGCCTCCAAAGTCGTCGGACACCACATGGATACCGGCTTGAAACGAGAAGTCATTGTTTCCGTTGCCAGCAGGCTTTTCAGCAAAATCAGTACACATTAAGTTTAAAACCGCTACCCCGTTAGCAGTCTCCACTCGCACATTGTGATTGTGCGTGGGTATCTCAGGCGCTGTCAAGAGGTGCTTGTCCTCCCCCAAAACTCCCGATCCAGTTTGAGTTCCATTGACAGCAACCGCACCACTCGCCGCAAAAGCGCCAACACCGACTGGGAATCGAGCGTCAAACAGCGTGTCAACCATCCACATCGCTCCGGTGTAATTAGTCGGAGTGCCGGAAGTTCCATCGCCGCCGTCGTACGAAAGAAGATCCGTGGTCGTTCCAACAAAGATGCGACGATCATAACCATTCGCCGCAACCGTGTTTTTATAAACCCAGAATCCCTGATCAAAAATCCACCACTGCCCATCTTGATCAAGCTCCTGTTGATCGTAATACATGGAAGAACCTGAGCTACCCGATTCAGGCTATCAGTTTGCTTACCAGCGGTGCGCTTGGTGCTAGGTCGGCCATTACTGTCAACGGTGACGTGTTCTACCGTGCAGTTGATGGCGTTCGCTCGTTCATCATCGCTCGTCGCTCGTTCACTGATCCGGGGAATACACCGATCAGCAACGAGATTGTGAATATCGCTGAGAACGATCAATCAAGCCTGCTATGGTCTGGATCTGCGGTCGTGTTTGACAATCGATTGCTGATGACCGGACAGCCTCGGTACAATGCCCAAGGCGTTATCCACAAGGCGCTGATGGTTTTGGATTTCAACCTGATTACGTCGCTGCGGAAAAAGTTTCCTCCCGCGTGGGCAGGAATCTGGACTGGACTCGATGTGTTGCAGGTCTTGAAGACGGAGGGTGTTTACGGAGACAGGTGCTTTTCAATTGCTCGCGGCGAAAACGGAACGATTCAGATTTGGGAAATCAGCAAGACTGAGAAGTTCGACAACAACTTGGTTGTCGGTAAGAAAGAAATCCAGTGGCTGGTTCACACTCGCGCCTACAACTTCGAGATTCCGTTTGGATTGAAGCGGCTTGATTCGGGCGACATCTTCATTGATTCGTTAGACGGAGATGCTTCTTTCAATGTTGAGTATCGACCCGACCAGTATCCCGGATGGATTGAGTGGGCAGACTGGGCTGAATGCGCAACAACTTTGCAGTGCCAACCCGCTTGTCCGCTGGTCAATTTTCAGCCGCAGTACAGGCCGAAGATGCGCTTGCCGACTCCATCGGATGTCCCGTGCAATTCGACGATTAGCACCCCGACTCGAAATATGTACGAGGTTCAAATGAGCCTGACAATTACGGGATATTGCCGCATCAAGAGCATCCGCGTTCACGCTTACGACGTTCAGGAACCTGCGGTGGGCGAGTGCCTTGTTTTCGAAGGATGCAAGATTCTTGATGCTTGCGACGTAAACCCATTCCTCTACACATCGGAATAGTATGCCAAACCTAACCCTAATCACGCTTACACCTCCAAGTCTTCCGGTGAGTTACTGTCCGTTGAACTACCAGAACTTGGCCAACGATATCATCGGAGGCACGCAAGCCGTTTTCAACAGCACGATTGGAAACTCGTTCTTCAATTTTGGACCGACGTTTCCGGCGATCAACAATCGGATTTATCCGTGGCTTGATGAGGATGGACAGTGGTGGATTTTTGATCAGGGATTCTGGGTTTACAAAAACCCTGTCGTAGCGAATGGATATGATCGCCGCATCTTTGTCGGAACGACCACGGATCTTCTTTCGTACGACGGCGGCGATGGAACTGTTACGGCAGGAACTACGTTTGGTCCGATGTGGATGGTTGATACCTTGTTTGACGCTCGATTCCCGGTCGGTGTTGGCGCTTTTGCGGCGAGCGGTTCGGTTGCTGTTCTGGGTACGGCTACATCCACTTCTGTCGTTGGCGAGGATCAGCACTTGTTGACGACGGCTGAAATGCCGACTCATACGCATCAAGTCTCAATAAAGACTTTTGGTCATGGCGGAGAAGACGGCGCTAGGGTAGCTGCGGACGGCGGAACATCATCTCCCACGCTTACAAACAATGTGACAGTCTTCCCAAGCTCAACGCTAGATCCAGATGTTGACGCTATTGCTGCGAATACAGGTGGAAATGCTGCCCACAACAACCTTCCTCCGTTCTACGGCGTTTACTTCATCAAGCGAACGAGCCGAATCTATTACACCAAATGAAGCTAATCGTTCAGGACATTCGCTCGACAATCGCCCGTGTAGTCGGCGTCTGCGTCGATGACCCTCGCGTTTACGACTACATCAATCAAGCGTGCCGACGGCTTCTGCACAAGGGGTTGTGGGCAGGCGCGTACGGACGCTTCACCATCCACACGGTTGGAGGGTGCATCACTTGGCCGCGTCACATCGAAACCATCGAGTCCGTGGCCGATTGCTGCGGCGTAGGAACGGTTCGCAATCAATGGTTTGAGTTTCAAGAAAGCGGATACGGATTGCTCGGAGAGAACAATGGCGGGTGCGTCGGCAAGCAGCTTGTGGATCGTGGCACCGTCGTTTCTTACCGCGACATGTCCGGCGAGACGAATAGCTACATCCGAGTCTACCCCGGTGACGCTTCAGATGTTGGCAAGACCATCACCCTGCAAGGTGTCGATCAGAACGGGCAATGGATTCGCACACTGTCTGGCGGCGTGTGGATTGACGGCGAGAAGCTAACCCTCGCTCTTCCGTACGTTCAATCGACCAAGAAGTTCATATCGCTGACCGGCGTCATTCGTCAGGCAACCAACACGTCGAGCCGGTTGTACGAGTACAATGCGACGACCTTGCTGGAGCTTGATCTGGCAGTTTACGACCCTGATGAAACTTTGCCGCAATACCGCCGCAGTTATCTGACGGATCGCTGCAACAACGACGAGGATAAGCCGGTGACGGTCATGGCAAAGATGCGCCACATCAACGCGACAAGCGTCAATGACTACCTCATTCCGCCGAGTCCTGACGCCATCAAGCTGATGGTCATGGCGATTCGTAAGGAGGAGAACGATTTGATTCAGGAAGCAGTGGC